TCGGTATAATCTATCAAGGCGTTATTTTCTTTGTACTTAAAATAATTAGCAGCTATGTGTTTTAATATACCAGGATTTATATCCTTATCGTATTCAGCCGTGCAATACTCATCCCAAACTTTTATATTCTTCTCTCTAGATTTTAATATGATCTGAAAGTATTCATTATCACAGGTTAAATAAGGTGACGAATCTAAATCTCTTTTTGCTTTTACACTGATGCTTAAAGTTTTTCCTATATCATCATAGTGGTAGTCTTGCATAACATTCTCTTCTTTAAG